CTACTGCTACGGCTACGGCTACGGCTACGGCGACGGCGACGGCTCCGGCTACAAGTAATATAAAAAATATTAGGGGATCACATGAAATTCAAGCTAAATGTTTATTGGGTAAAGTATCAGTGGGAAAAAGAGGGGAAGTTTGAAATTCATTCGGTGTTGTTTAGAGATACAAGTACACATCAATTCGTAAAAGAATTCGATACTGAGGTTTATATCCCGCAGGACTTCAAGCCGCTTGATCGCGCTTTGCAAGAGTTAAGAGCCGAGAAAGAAAAGCTGTTGGAAAAGCTAAAGGATGTGGACAATGGCCTCAAGTTATTAGGGGCCATATAGTCATGGAGCTTTGGATTGTGTTGGCCGCTGTTGTTGGGGGTGTTTGCGGATACATTGCCGGGTATAGGGTGGCAAGGGATCGCGGGTGCCTAATGATTTCTGTGCTTGCGGAGTTTTGGGGCAAGAGTGATAAGGAGGTCCGACAAGCATTCGGCGAAATCTTTGGGGGAGAGTCGTGATGATGAAGATAAGAATCATGGGAGTGACTGATATGATGATTACGCACATGGATCAAGGAAAGAGAGCAACTCTTATAATTGAGAACAAAGATAGTTCCGGCTCTGTGAGTCATACAGTGATTGAGCTTGAATCAGACGACCCTGAAATCTTGAAGGAGATCAAGAATGGCGCAGTGGTCTAAGCTTTGGGAGTTGCCCAAGGCGCAAAGAGATGAGGCGTTGAAGGCGGCACGGTTCACGCCGCCATCGCAAAAGAGCGGTAAGGCCAAGCACAATCCGGCGCATCAGCAATTCAGGAAAAAAGATGACTGACTATTCTGATCATATCTTGAGGATCCAGCAGCTAAGAAAGTTGGCGTCAGAGTACATGAGGGAGGGGAGGTGGTCTGAGGCAGTAGATTTGGCTGATCAGATCATCGTAGAAGCTGCGCACGTAAAGATATACTGCTTGGGGCGGATGTCCCCGGGCTATTGATAGCTCGCCAATGTATTATTGCACCGCAACAAAAAAGATATCGACAGGAGTTGACAGCCGTTCGGAAGTGCGTATAATCTCAATCACTGCACTACCGCAGTGAGATTAGGAGATTGAGATGATTGACTTCAGCGACATCGAAAACGACCTGCCCTTCGACAGCACCGATTCTGTTGCCAAGACTCCCATCACCAAAGAGGGGATTCTTAAGCTGTTCATGCAGCCCTGCCGAAAATGCAATGGCCGGAAAAACTTTTACTCCTACTCTGGGCGCGTGATTGGCCCCTGCTTTACCTGCAAGGGGACCGGCCAGCAGTCATTCAGGACCAGCCCGGAGCAGCGCCAGAAGGCCAAGGCTTCTGCAGAGGCCCGTAAGGAGCGCGACCAGCAGCAGGCTTGGGCCGACTTCCAGACCCAGCACCCCGAAATCGCCGGGTGGATTCAGTCCTCCAAGGACAGCTTCCCCTTCGCCGCCTCCCTTGAGCAGGCGGTGATCAGGTGGGGGCATCTTACCGATAAGCAGCTTGCCTCCGCCCAAAAGTGCGTAAATGGCCGTAAGGCTGCACAGGAGGCCCGTAGCGCCACGATCAGTGCCGCCCCTGAAGTTACCCTTGAATCGGTGGAGAAAGCCTTCCAAACGGCCAAATCAGCCGGTATCAAGTACCCCAAGCTGAACTTGGATGTCTTCAAGTTCTCCCCGGCCCCCGACTCCGGCAAAAATGCCGGGGCAATCTACGTGAAAGAGGGCGAGGCTTATCTGGGCAAGGTCATGGGCGGTAAGTTCATCCGCACCCGGGACTGCACTGACGAGCAGCAGAACAAAATCATCGAAGTTGCCGCTGACCCCAAGGCTGCAGCCATCGCCTACGGCAAGCGCTTCGGATCATGCGCCATCTGCCGCCGAGAGCTTTCCAATCAGGCCAGCATCGATCTGGGCATCGGTCCCATCTGCGCTGAAAAGTTCGGCTGGTAAAGCAAGGGAGCTTGACCCCATACATCACATCTGATATAGACTCAGTACCATCTAGCGGATGGGCTGGGTTTTGCCGCTGGAAAAGTGGCCCCGGGGCCACATTATTTCCACAAAAACCCAATGAAATCAACGAACGTACTTTCCAAAACGAGGCGAAATAAGCGTTATGGCTGAACCGCAAAAAAAGAAGATGGGATCCCCAAAAGGGGCAAACTCCAAGTACACCCAAGAACAAGCCATCCGAATCTGTACCCTCATCGCGCAGGGCAAGAGCTTGAACAGCCTCGCCAAGATTGAAGGAATGCCTGACATATCAACGGTTTATCGTTGGATTGCAGAGCATCAAAGTTTCCGCGAGATGTACACCAAAGCTAGAGAGGATCAAGCCGATACTTTGGCTGATGAGATACTGAGTATCAGTGACGAAGCACCCCAGCAGACCATCACAAACGAAGAGAGTGGAACGGTAACTGAGCGATTGGATCCTGCGGGGATCAATCGCAATCGACTGAGGGTGGATGCACGCAAATGGGTGGCAGCAAAGCTGAAGCCGCGCAAGTACGGGGACAGGACAACGATTGCAGGGGATGATGAGAACCCCATTAAGGTAGATGCTGTAGTTGAGGTGAGGCAGGTATTCAGCGCGATCTTGCGGAACCTTGAACTGACCAAGCAGCAGAGTGACTGACCTATCGGAAATCCTGCAGGATCCTGAGACTGCCAAGCAGTTTGCGCTCCTGCCCATTCCTGATCAGATTTCTTGGGCATGGAGAGCGCAGTGGCTGAGTAAGGCGCTCAAGCATCAGATAGTCCCTCCGGGTGACTGGTGGAGCATCTTTCTGATGCTGGCAGGTCGGGGTGCGGGAAAGACTAGGGCGGCGGCAGAGCAGATAGCGTGGTGGGCGTGGAACGAACCCAAGACCCGCTGGCTGATCTCAGCCCCTACCAGTGCTGATATCAGGGGAACGTGCTTTGAGGGCGATTCCGGGCTGTTGTCGGTCATCCCTCAAGCCCTCATAGCCGATTACAACAAAAGCCTGAGTGAGCTAACACTGACCAATGGCAGCCTGCTGAAGGGGATTCCGGCGAGCGAGCCGGAGCGCTTTCGTGGCCCCCAGTGGCATGGGGCGTGGCTTGATGAGCTTGCTGCGTGGGATTATCTGCAGGAGGCGTGGGATCAGATCATGCTGTCAGTACGGCTGGGGCAGCATACCCGGGTGATGGCGACCACCACCCCAAAGCCCAAAGACTTGATCGTTGAGTTGGCTGGGCGAGAGGGTGATGATGTAGTGATTACGAGGGCATCGACTTATGCAAACATCAAGAACCTCAGTCCGACATTCCAGAAGCAGATACTCCAGTATGAGGGCACAAAGCTCGGGCGACAGGAAATCTACGCTGAGATTATTGATGCCGAAGAGGGCGGTATCGTCAAGAGGGAGTGGTTCAACCTCTGGCCGTCAGAGACGGCGCTCCCGAAGTTTGAATACATCCTCCAGTCTTACGATTGTGCCTACACCGAAAAGACAGTTAATGACCCTACTGCATGCATCGTGTTCGGCGTATTCAAACCAATGGATGGCCCAATGGCAGTTATGCTCATTGATATATGGCAGGATCGTCTTCAGTATCCAGATCTTCGCCCAAAGGTTATTGAGGAGTACAAGGTCAGCTATGGCGGGGATTCTCAGGACAATTATGTAGGTGGGAAGAAGGTTGACCTGATACTGGTTGAGGATAAAGCTGCGGGGATATCTCTGATACAGGACTTGCAGAGGGCGCACTTACCAGTACGGGCGTACAACCCGGGCAGGGCTGACAAGATACAGCGGCTGTCAATTGTCTCCAACATCATCGCGTCTAAGCGGGTATGGATTCCGGAGAGCAGTAACCGGAAGGGGTACGTGAGAGATTGGGCTGAAGGATTTGTGAGCCAGATATGCTCCTTCCCAGATTGTACTCATGATGATATGGTGGACGCTTGTGTGGATTCATTGACTCAAGTGCAAATGGAGGGTGGGACTAAAGCAATCAAGGATGTTCAGGTTGGCGATATGGTTGTCACGCCAAATGGTTTGAGAAGGGTCACGGCTGTTCACGATAATGGCATGAAGGAAGTTTGGGATATAGACGGGTTATTGGCTACAGCAGAGCATCGGTTGATGACTCAAGATGGGTGGACAAGGGTTGATTCCTTGAATCAAGGAGTCCATAATATTTTCTTTTATCAAGGAAAAGAGTTATGCCCTTCAAGCCAACAGGTGTCCCCGTCGAAACGGTTGTATTCAATGGTAAAAAATATAACCGTTACCCTAAAAGCAAAAAATCAACGCATCGCAAATATTTTATTAGGGCTGGCGCGTTGTTGCACAGGGATATTTGGATCAGTCATCACGGCTCAATCCCAATCGGATTCCACATACACCACGTTGATGGCAACCCATCCAACAACGACATATCAAATCTTTCCTGCATTTCAAAGACGGATCACAGGGATAATCACAAGCAAGAGAATGTATCAAGAGGAAGATCAGAAAAAGCCTTGGCTCATCTGGAGTCAATCAGGGGTAAAGCTGCAAAGTGGCACAGAACTCCAGAGGGAATTGCGTGGCACAAAGAACACGCAAAAAACACTTTGGCAAAAACTTGGGATCGTCCTCGTACGTATATTGAAACTTCATTTAATTGCATTTGGTGCGGTAAAACTGCTATGCGAAAGAGTAAAAGACGGATATTCTGCGGAACAGGATGCCAGACAGCGGAATCAACGTTCCGTCTTGGTAAATCGCGTTATCAACACCCATACCATGCGTCACGTATTCGATCTGACGGTGGAAGGTGAACATTGTTATTATGCGAATGGAATCTTGGTTCATAACTGTACGCAGGGCTTGCGATATCTGCGCGACTCTGGGTGGCTGGAGATTGATGTGCAGCCAAGAGGCGAAGATGATGACTATGTGGACGTTGCGCCCAAACGAGTCAACCCTTATGCGGTGTGATCATGAGTGATATTCGCAAGAGACTGGAAGAGTTCAAAGCTTCAATGGAGAGGCCGCGTGCTGATGCGGTGACGAGAGCGCGACCCGCCACTGAGCAGCAGAAGGCATTCGATGAGTACCTGATGGCGCAGCAGGAAGCCCGTGAGCGCCTGCTGAGTGAGGTTCCCCAGAGGGCTAGATCAGGAGCCATCCCCGGTGCTGTGGGCGCGTTATCGGGCTATGGCGCTCAGGTTGTGGGGGGATTACTTGGCGATCTTCCGGAACTTTACCAGAAATACAAGCCAGAGTCGTTTGGTGACCTCCCTGCTGGTGTTCAAGCACTTCCTACCACTGAAGACATTCAAGACCTGCTGCGGGAGTACATCAATGACTCTCCCGAGTTCAGTGCTGGTATGACAGGGGGGAATGCTGTTGCGCTTGGTCAAGTAGCTACTGCTTTGCCGGGACTG